TATGAGAATAAAAACACTCAGGAACTTATAGTAATTCCAATTTCCATGAATGAAAAAAATACTGAAATCATTGAGGAAGCATTTTTGTGGATGTGTGAAGTTTGGGATAATTTTAAAGACGGAGATCTTCCAATGAAACCAGCAGGAGCAACAAAATCCAAAATGCCTTGCACTTATTGCCCTGTAAAAAAAGAATGTTACTCAGGACTAATAGGCACAGTTCAAATAGAGTCCTATAAGGTTCCTAAATTATGATATGCCAAAACAAAGAATGCTCAAAAGAATTTGAGCCAAAAACTCATAATCAAAAGTATCATAGCGATGAGTGCTGCCGAATGGCTACCAACAAAAGGATTATGGAGAAGTACTACGAAAAAAAGTCTATAAAAAATGGTCTTGTTCGAAATTGCAAAAAATGCAAAACTAAGTTAAGTAGATACAACAACTCAGATATTTGCTCTGTTTGTGAAAAAAATATTATAGAGCATAGTAAAAAAATAATATGGAACTTGATAAATGAACTTAGCTAGTTTAGTAAAATCAAAAGCAAATAGAGTACTTGGCATCGATGCCTCAACTACATCTATAGCCTTTTGTTTAATGGAAAACTCAGTTCCAATTAAATGGGGGAAAATAAATTTAGCAGGACAAGATATTTATGAAAAAATATATAATGCCAAGGTTAGAATGAATTTAATGTTAAAAGAATTAAAGAGTGATTATGTTGCCGTAGAGGGAGCAGTGCTTGTCAGATCACCAGATGCTGTGATAAAATTATCTTATGTCTATGGGGTTGTTATTGCTGAGCTTATGTCTACTGGTGCTAAGGTTATTACTATTAGCCCATCCTCGTGGCAGGCGTTCATTGGCAACAAAAATCCAACAAAGGATGAAAAATCTGTTATAAGATTAGAAAATCCTGGGTATGCAGACTCATGGTACAAAAATCAATTAAGGAATATGAGAAAGCAAAGGACCGTTGATTATTTTAATAAAAAATATAATTTAAATGTAATAGATTTTGATGTTGCAGATTCATTTGGAATTGCACACTATGCAAACAAGGTGCTTACAGAAAGGCAAACATGATTATTCAAATTATAGGACTTCCAGGTTCTGGTAAAACAGAATTAGCTAAATCTTTAAAAGAAAGAATTAATGCTATTCACCTTAATGCAGATGAGGTAAGAGCTACTGTTAATTCTGACTTAGGATTTACTCCAGAAGATCGCATAGAACAAGCAAGACGTATGGGGGCTATGGCAAGACTTATTGCCAATCAAGGAGTTGCTCCAGTTATTGTAGACTTTGTTTGCCCAACAGCGGAAACTCGTAAAGCATTCGGTAAGCCAAATATTTTAATATTTATGGATACTATTACGCAAAGTCGTTTTGAAGATACAAATAAAATGTTTGAGCGCCCTGAAATTGCCAACGCATATTTTTCTAATCATGAACTAAATGCTGAAGAAAAAGCATCTCAAATAATTGAAAAACATGGCTTGCATGATTGGTCTGCACCAACAACACTTATGCTTGGTCGCTATCAACCATGGCATGAGGGGCATCACGCTTTATATAAAGAAGCTGGTAAACGAACTAACCAAGTATTACTTGGAGTACGAAATACATACAATACAAGTGAGAAAGATCCACTTAAGTTTGATCAGGTAAAAGAGTACATTGCTAAAGATAAATTTATGGATGGCGCATTAGTGCTAAGACTTCCTAACATTACTAATATTGTTTATGGTCGTGACGTAGGATATAAGATTGAACAAGTAGATTTGGGGGCAGAGATTCATGCTATTTCGGCTACTGAAAAACGTAAAGAACTGGGCATCTAATGTTGGACAAGGAATTGCAGATGCAGAAGATAGATATATTAAAAATATGTTTAAGGAAGATATAGATGATGAAAGTAACCAAGACTAGATCTTTTGTTAAGGCATTAAGTTATCGCATATGGGGAACTTTGTCCTCTGTTGCTGTTGCTTACGTGATTACAAAAAATGTTTCGCTATCTATAACAATTGCTTTTTGGGAAACTACTGTTAAAATATTTATTTATTACGCACATGAGCGTGGTTGGAATATGATACAATGGGGAAGAAAATGAAGTTGTACCAAAGTGAAGAGTGGCTGTATCGAAGATATGTGGTTCAGAAAAGAAGTGTTACACAGATTGCTATTGAATGTAAAACCTCTGCTATGACTATACAGAGATATTTAACTAAGTTCGAATTAATTAGGAGGAGATAATGCTTAAGCCAGTATATGAAGATGTAAAAAACTTTAGCTGTCAGGATTTATATTTACGTTCAGTCGGAGCGCCAGCTGGAATGAAAATATGGGATGCCTGTCATGAAATTGCACACATGCTAATTGAAAAAAATATTTCATACGGTAATTCAGCCCTTGAGCCTGCAAGAATATTTTCAACGGCGGATTCTAAAGAGCAATTAAAGGTCAGAATTGATGATAAATTGAATAGAGTAAGAAACAATAAGGGTTTTGCTGGAGATAACGATATAGATGATTTAATTGGATACTTAATATTATATAAAATAGCCAATTCTAATTGACATTTCAGTCAACTAAAAGTATACTTATGACATATGGAAATTGAATTATCTGATCATTTTGATCGAATGAATAAAGTAGTTGAAGAACTTTTAAAAGGAAGTAATCCTGCTCAAATATCTTCATTGACTGGCTTTAAAAGAGCTGAGGTCGTTGAGTATATAGATGAGTGGAAGTCTATTGTTAAAAATGACTCTACTTCTAGAGATAGAGCAAAAGAAGCTGTCTCTGGCGCAGACCAACATTATGCAATGCTTATTAAAGAAGCTTGGAAAACTGTAGATGATGCAGACCAGCAAGGTCAATTAAACGTAAAGGCTACTGCGTTAAAATTAATTGCTGACATAGAGACAAAAAGAATTGCAATGTTGCAACAAATTGGATTACTAGATAATCAAGAAATTGCAGATCAAATTGCAGAAACAGAAAGAAAGCAAGATGTTTTAGTTTCAATATTAAGGGATGTTGCGAAGGACTACCCAGATATAAGAAGAGAAATTATGAAAAGACTTTCGCAAATAACTGGAGTGGTTGAACCTATAGAGATAATAGAGTCCAAAAATGTCATTTGATTTTTCTGATATCATTGACATGCTTGATGGCGAAGAGTTTGACGAAAAGCCAGTATCGCTAAGAGATTTTGTAACTGATGAAAAATATCTAGGTCTACCAGAACTTTCAGAATATCAATACACATTAATTGAAAAAAGCTCACAGGTGTATAAAGAGTCTACTTTAATAAAACTTTTTGGAGAAGAAGAAGGACATAGAATGTTTAAGCAAACTGCCAACGAGGTAGTTGCTCAGCTAGGAAAAGGATCTGGAAAAGACTACTGCTCAACAATTGCAGTTTCGTATATTGTATATCTATTGCTTTGCTTAAAAGACCCAGCGTCTTATTACGGAAAACCTCCTGGCGATTCAATAGACATTATCAATATTGCCATTAACGCCCAGCAAGCAAGCAACGTATTCTTTAAAGGGTTTAGAACTAGAATTGACAAGTCCCCATGGTTTGTTGGAAAATACTCTGAAAAAGCTTCTGAAATAAAATTTAATAAAAATATAACCGTACACTCTGGACACTCTGAGCGTGAGGCTTGGGAAGGCTATAACGTAATAGTAGTTATCTTAGATGAGATATCTGGATTTAGTGTTGAAAATACTACTGGGCATGAGCAGGCAAAAACAGGAAGCCTTATTTATGAAATGTATCGTGCTTCCGTAGACTCTAGATTTCCAGACTATGGCAAGGTAATTTTGCTATCTTTTCCAAGATATAAAAATGACTACATCCAGCAAAGATATGATGATGTTGTGGCAGACAAAGAAGTTGTAGTTAGATCTCATAGATTTAAATTAGAAAAAGATCTACCAGATGGAACTGCGGGTAATGAATTTGATATAGAGTGGGAAGAAGATAATATTATTTCTTATAAGTACCCAGGAATGTACGCACTTCGAAGGCCAACATGGGAAGTTAATCCTACAAGAAGTATAGAGGATTTCAAAATAGCTTTTTACAAGAACGCACCAGATGCTCTTGGAAGATTTGCATGCATGCCTTCAGAAGCAATAGATGCATTTTTTAAATCAAGAGAAAAAATTGAAAAATCATTTAGTAATTTAGGAGTAGCTGTAGATCAATTTGGGAGATTTGAAGATTGGTTTGCACCAGATCCAGATAAAGAATATTTTATTCATGTTGACCTTGCTCAAAAGCACGATCATTGTGCTGTTGCAATGTCTCACGTTCAAAAATGGGTTAATATAAAAGTAACAGATACATATTCTCAGCCTGCACCAATAGTTGAAGTAGATGCCGTAAGATTTTGGACGCCAACTCCAGATAAATCAGTAGACTTTACTGAGGTTAAGGATTACATATTGTCTTTAAAAACTAAAGGATTTAAAATAAGGCTATGCACTTTTGATAGATGGAATTCACATGACATGATGCAGCAATTAAAGCAGTATGGAATAAACACAGAGTTGTTATCTGTTGCTAAAAAACATTACGACGATATGGCAATGGTGGTTCTAGAAGAAAGATTAAAAGGACCACACATTCCTTTGCTTATAGATGAATTGCTACAGCTAAGAATTATGAGGGATAAGGTAGACCATCCAAGAAAAGGATCAAAAGATTTAGCGGATGCTGTTTGTGGTTCAATATTTAATGCTATATCTCATACAAGGTTTGATACAAATCAAGAAATAAAAATACATAACTATGAGTCAATGAGTTATGATAATGATTTTGGAGTTACAAAAGAAGAAGAGTACGTTCAAAATATGATAAGAGCTCCCCGAATACCACAAGAGCTCAAGGAAGCAATGGATAGGATGATGATAATATGAGCATGTATCAAGAAAAAGCAAAAGAATGTATATGTTGTGGAAAGCATGTTCCGCTTCCTATTGTTCTTAAAGACTACAATGGTGTAAAGGTTTGTCCAACAACTTATTACAATATAAAAGAATATTCCCGTATCTGGACCAGCATTGGATCAAGACCCACAGGAGGTATTAGAAAGCATTTTTCGGAATATGTACAATCTTTAGTTGAAATAGAAAAAAGCAATGAATCTGTTTGAAGAAGATGACTCTGCTTTGTTTAAACACTATGTGGAAATTGGTGCAATAGATTTTGTTGGAGTAGAAAAAAATGGCGAAGCCATTTATAAAGTAAATGAAATTGCTAAAGACATTGCTCCAGAATTATGGAAAGCTCATACAGATTACATTGATGAAACATTAATTGGGCTATACAAAGAAAATTTAATTTCTGTTTCCTATAACGAAAATCTAGAAGCTACTTTTAGCGCAACCCCAGAAGGCTTAAGGCGTTTAAAAAAACACTACGGAATTGTTCCAGAAAGAGATTCTAAAGATGATAATTCTTGGGGTTAACGAAACCTCACACGATGCTTCTGTTTCTTTAATAGAAAATGGAAAAATTATTTTTGCGGGACACGCAGAAAGATATAGCAAGCAAAAGAATGATTGGTATATCAATAATAGTTTAGTTAATGATGCTTTGTCATATGGTGCACCTGATGCTATAGCTTACTACGAGAAACCCTTTCTAAAGGCCTCTAGGCTATTTTTAAAGGGTGGTGTAGGGGACTGGAAGCCAAGGTTTAATATAGAAGGTATCCCAAGAAAATCATTTAGCCATCATTACTCACACGCATGTGCTGGATATTATACAAGTAGCTTTTTTGACGCAGCAATTGTAGTTTTAGATTCAATTGGTGAATATAATACTTCTACTATTTGGGTAGGAGAAGGTGAAAAAATAAAATTAAAATTTAAACAAAATTACCCAGTAAGCTTTGGATTATTTTACTCAGCCTTTACCCAGTTGGTCGGGCTTATGCCAAATCAAGAAGAGTATATTATGATGGGGATGGCGGCCTACGGAGATTGGACAAAGTATTATAAGCAGGTAGATAATTATTTTCCTAGATATGATAAACAAAAATACAATTTTCACAAAGGAATTACTGATTGGGGATGGGTTTCAGAGCAGGACAAGTTTGATATTGCGGCAGCAGTTCAGGTAGTTTACGAACAAAGACTTATAGACTTTATGCGGTATGCAAAAAGTTTAACAAAAAAGAAAAATTTAGTTTTTATGGGAGGCTGTGCGCTAAACTGCTCAGCAAATACTAAGTTGTGGGAAATATTTAATGATGTGTGGATAATGCCCAACCCAGGAGATTCTGGAAGCTCTTTAGGTGCAGCAGCGGCTCTTTATGGAAAGCATTTAGATTGGCAGACTCCATACCTAGGATACGATTTGGGCGGGGAGTACCCAGTCAATAAAATAATTAAAGGTTTAGCTGAAAACAAAATAGTTGCAGTTGCCTCTGGAAGAGCAGAGTTTGGTCCAAGGGCTTTGGGAAACAGAAGCATACTCGCAGACCCAAGAGATCCAGAAATAAAAAACAAAGTAAATTTAATAAAAAAAAGAGAATCATTTAGGCCCTTCGCACCAGTCGTAATGGAAGAGCATGCAAGCAAATGGTTTGATATTAATTTTAGCTCTCCTTATATGCAGTACGCCGTTAAATGTTTAAAGCCAGACACAATACCATCTGTTGTACATGCTGACGGTACTTCGAGAGTTCAAACAATTAATAAAAATCAGCACCCAGGACTGTATGAAGTGCTAAAACAATGGTTTGATTTAACTGGAGTCCCAGTTTTGTTAAACACCAGTTTAAATGTTAAGGGCCAGCCTTTAATTAATGACGAAAAAGACATACTTGAGTGGGAAAATTATTACCAACATCAAATAATTTCATAATGGTATAATGTGTATATATGCTAATACATAGAGGTAAGTGGATCAAGCAAGCTGAAGACGTTACATGCGCCATGCTTTGGAAAGAATGGTCTGGCAATTTTCCAGATGACAGATTGGTTTTGTTAGCCAAGGAAAGAATTGCAGATTACACCAGAAAAGACTGGGACTCAATGGTTGAAGAAGCCCACGAATTAAACTCATACCTTGCAGAGTGCATTAATAGCAATATTCCAGTAGAAGATCCTAGGGCAGAGCATGGATTTGATTTGTTTGCTGATCATTATGTTAAATGGTTTTTTCCGATAGATGAAGAATATCTATTAAAGCTTAGCTTAGAAACTCAAGTAAATAAAAAGTATGCTTTATTTTTTGAAAAGCAAGCGCCAGGGCTTAGCCAATACCTTTTAAAATTAATTAAAGCTTATTCTCACAAAAGAAAAGATGGCTTGGATAGTTTGTCGACAAATAAAATATGAGCGGACCACTTAATGCGGGTTTAGCCGCTAAAATGGCAAAAAGCAATGAAACCATAATTGCGATTGCTAATACAGATAACATTACAAAACAAATAGGAACAGGTATTAATAACATAAAGGTAATTGAAAACTATTTAACAGATAAAGAATCTGAAACTGCATTATCAATTATAAAAAAGTATAAGATAAAAGAAGGAGTAAACCATTCTTACTCAATAGATACTTTAGAAGAACATTCGCCTTCTGAAGAAGAAAAGTTGTTCACCAGTATAATGAGAAAAAAACTGCTCAATACAGTAATTTCAGAATACAAAATGAAATTTATTCAAGATCGTCCTTTTTTGTATATAGTTCATCCAACTGGAACTTATATTGATCCACACACAGACATACTAGACATAGATGAGCCAGATTATGAAAACGATACTTATGAATCTCAAATAGAAAAATACCCATACTTATGGAGCGGTCATTTATCGGTTCTTGGATATTTAAATGATGATTACGAAGGAGGGGAGTTGTATTTTCCACAGTTTAATCACGTAATTAGGCCTAAAAAAAATATGTTAATTCTTTTTCCAGGAAGTACACATTATGTCCACGGAGTATCAGAAGTTACTTCTGGAACAAGATACACTATTTCTCAATGGAGCCTATTTTCAGAATTTAATAAGAAATAAAGACTATGAAGTTTCATTGGATGCACAGGTTTGACTTTGGAGATTCAGAAACTGAATTAGTTCAAATGGCAAGAGATTTAGAAAGAGCAAAAGCTTATTCTGTTTTATTAACATATTCTATAATTTCAACAGACTATGTTCCCTTTTTGCAAAGCATGATAAGAGTATCAAAACACCTTAAGTTTATGATGGCGTTTAGGGCTTACACAATGAGTCCAGAATATGCAATTAGATTTTTTAATACAATGAATGTTCACTATAAAAATAGGGTAACATTTAATTTAGTTGCTGGAAAAATGCTTGAAGATGAACAAAAAGAAGTAATTGATATGTATAATTTTGACGAGTCTTTAATAAATACTGTCGAAAAAAGAATAGAGCTTGCAGATAAGTGGGCAGATAAATTTTTTAATAAGATGGGTGACCAAGCGCCAATTTCTTATACAATTGCAAATTCTCCAATGACAATTGACTTGGCTAATAAATGGACAGACTATGCTATTATCAATGATAGTGGGTTAGAAGAATCATTTTTAAAAGAATCAATTAATAAATTAAAAAATACTAAGGTAGTATTAATTATTGACCCTTTAATTAGGGAAACAAAAGAAGAACTTGATCAAGATATAGCATATCATTATCAAGAGTGGACCCCTAATAAATATGAAAAACCTTATGTTTTAGAAAAGAGAGAGCATTTAATACGTGGAAACATGGAAGAGGTTAAACAGGAAATTAGAGATATATCTAAAAAATATGGGATAGATGACTTTATGATAGTAACCAGCCAAAAAAATATATCCAGCCTTTTGAAGCTTATGGAAGAAATGTCTGACTGGTAGAATTTTTTAGTAAATGATATAATAGTATATAGGTCGCCGAATGGGGCCTAATTTAAATTATTCGCTTGAAAGGGGAATAAAATGGTAACACAATTCGCTATGGATCTTTTCAATGATCCTTTTTTTATTGGCTTTAACAGAGAGTTAAGCCGTCTAAACAATGCACATAAAGTCAACTCACAGTCATATCCTCCATATGATCTTCTTAAGCTAGATGAAGACACATATCGTATTTCTATTGCTGTAGCAGGTTTTGGCAAAGAAGACATCGATGTGTCAGTAGATAATGGAACTCTTATCATTAAGGGTGAGATTACAGAAGTCGCTGAAGCAGAAGTGGTACACAAGGGTATTGCAAGCCGTAAGTTCACACGCTCATTTGCTCTTGGTGAGTACATGGAAGTGACTGGGGCAGATCTAAAGGACGGTATGTTAAATATTAATGTAGATCGTACTGTGCCTGAAGAGAAAAAGCCAAAAACAATTAAAATAAAGTAATAGTATAATAGATATCTGCACCCCTTCATCGGGGAGTCGCAGGTATGTCGGGGGAGACAGCGACACTAAATAACTGATTGACCTGAGTAAGTCTGTAAACTGCTCATTATAAATTTAAGGAGCATTATGTTTGAATATAGAGTTAAGCAAGTAATAAAGGTCGTAGACGGAGATACAATTGATGTTGATATTGATTTGGGATTTAGTATATCTTATTCTCAAAGACTAAGGCTTGCTGGCATAGATACTCCAGAGTCTAGGACAACAGACAAACTAGAAAAAAGTTTAGGAATTGAATCAAAAGAGTATCTTAAATCTAAATTCAAAGATGCTAAAGACATAGTGGTTAGAACTGAAAAGCCAGACAGCTCAGAAAAGTATGGTCGCATATTGGGTTGGGTTTATGTTAATGGAGATTCTAAATCACTTAATGAGCAGATGATAGAAGATGGTTATGCATGGGGATACATGGGGGATACAAAGGTTAAAGACTTTTCAATCCTTGCAGATAAGAGAAAAAAGAGCGGTAAGTAATGCCAGTATATGAGTATAAGTGCGAGTGTAACCCAGAAAAAATTGTTTCTAAAGAAAGATCTATAAGAGATGTTGAGCCATCTTACTTATGTAGTGCTTGTGGACTAAGAATGCAAAGACACTTTAGTCAAGTAGGTGTACAGTTTAAGGGAAATGGCTTTTATAAAACCGATAATCCTAAGTAACTAAAAGTATTTAAACAAACATACATGATATAATTTCTATATAACAAAAATTTTGTTATATTGGAGATCCAATTGAGTAGAAAGTTAAAATACTTTTTAGCTAGCCTTTTTGTTACAGGTTGGCTATTTTTTATTGGACCAAGTTATGCTTGGGCAACAGAGCAAGGCGGACAAGAACAGGTAGTAGTAAGCCCAGCGCAACAAGCAGTTAATGAAGCACTTGCAACCGCCACTACAGAGGTTCAGCAAGCCATTACAGCCACTGAAACAGCCTTAGTGGAGGTAACAGAAGCACAAACCGAATATTCTCAAGCTCAACCTATCGTGGCAGAGGTAGCATCAAAAATATCTTTGGCTAATACAGAAATAAGTAATGTTCAAACCGCTATTAATACTATTAACAATGTTGATTTATCTGCTACCCCAATAGATCAAAGTTCTCAAATAGTTCAAGATGCAAAGGCTACAGTAACTACTGCAACTACCGCTATAAATAATATAACAACACAAATAACAGAAGCTCAGACAGCAATATCTGAAGTGGTCACTGCAAAAACAGAAGCCTCTACAGCACAGGCAACTGCTCAAACAGAATTAACTCAGGCAAACCTTGCTATTGATGCTGCTCAAACAGCAGTCAATAATTTACAAGCCACTATTGGAACAACTGTTAACGTTTTGGCTGGAGTAGACGATGCTGGTGTTCAAATGAACCTTCCATTCGGTATGCAAATGGGTGGCACTGTTTATAACAATGTGTTTGTTGGATCAAATGCAACAATAACATTTGGAAATAATGAGGGGCATGTATATTGGGATACACCAGGAGCACCTTCTGTATCTATTGCTGGCTGGGATTGGACTACTTGGAGTACAGGAACTGGAATTACATATTCAACTACTGGAACAAGCCTAGATGTTGCTTGGGACTTAAGACCTTTCCCGCAACAAGATGCTTCTACACAAATGGTTCAAATTAGATTTAATGCTGATGTTAATCCAAATGACGGTGCATGGATGGCAAATGTAACTGCTGTAGGTCCAATACCAAACGGTGCTAGATTTAATTATAGAGAAACAACAAATGGCGCTATCACACCAATTACAGATACAAATTCTGGAACTGGATTTTCTGGACAAATAGGTCAGGGTTCAGCATTTACTCCATATGTAGACCCAAACACTTCAACAGTTCAGGCAGCAGTAGATGCAGCAAACGCAACAATTACTCAACTAAACCAAAGCCTTTCTCCAGTTGTTGCACAAAATACAACAAACACTTCTAATGTAAATGCAATCAACACAGCATCTTTAACTAATACCGTAAACTTAGCGGTATCAACAAATACTTCTTTGCAATCAACACTAAACACTAAAGCAGGTCAATTAACATCTGCCATCAATAATAACATTCCTACTCCCGCTCCAGTACTTGCGGAACCAATTATTGCTGGCACCACTGTAACAATTACACCTGAGTTACCAGCAGGATACACAGCAAACACTTGGTTTTATCAAGTAGTAACAGATGATCCAACAGCAGAAAATCCTTATGCTGGGGGAACATATAATACAAATGGTGCACCAGCATCTATTCAATTAACTGGTTTAACAGAAGGCGCTACATATACAGTTAGAGTTGCTAATTGGTCTGGACCAGTAAGTCAATATACCGAGACTGTTATTTCTGTACCCGCACCACAAGGCTCCAATTTAACTACTGGTGGCAATAGTTCCTCAATAGACACAACTCCAGTTGATACAGAACCCGTATATACAGAGCCAGTTGATACAACTCCTGTAGACACAGAACCTGTAGACACAGAACCTGTAGACACAGAACCTGTAGACACAGAACCTGTAGACACAGAACCTGTAGACACAGAACCTGTAGACACAGAACCAATTGATACAGAGCCTGTAGATACAGAGCCAGTTGATACTCCTGCAGAAGAATCAGAGGCTGTATTTGAAGAAAGTGAAGTTTCTATTGAAGAGATATCCGAAAGCGGTGCAAATCTTTCTGTAGAAGATATTCAAGAAGTTGTTACTGATTTAATTAGCGATAGCAGTTTAGATGCATCTGAAATCTCTGCCGTACTAGAAGCAATTGCTGAAGGCGGAGAAGTATCTGCAGAGATTGCTGCTGAAGTATCTGAATCTTTATCAGAGGGCGGATTAACAGAAGCAGAAGCAGAATTTATTACAGAAATGCTTTCTGCAGATGGAGAAATAACAACTGCAGAAGTTGTTAATTTATCAGAGGCATTAAGCGAAGACGGTAAGTTTACTTTAGCAGAAAAAGATTTAGTTGCAGACGTATTAGTGTCATCAGCAGAGGGAGCACCAGTAACTGCTGCAAACATAGAATCGGCGGGACTTGAATATCGTGATCTTCCACCTACAATTCCAGTAGAGGTAAGAGAAGATGTAAACGGAAACCCCGTAGTAATTCAAGCAGAGGTAGCATCTGCACTGCTTGTATTAGAAAGTCCAGCAGCTTTAGCAAATGCAATAGCCAGCTGTTTCAACCCAGATGAAGCAATTGAAGGATTAACGGAAGAGCAAAAATGTGAATTAGGCAAGGCACTGATTAATATAGGTGCCGACATGTCTATACCAGAACGTGAAAAAGCAGAAGATATAGTAGTTGTAACAATAATAGCTGGTCAGATAGTTCTTGGCACAGCATATAGAAGGAAGGTATAATATGAATATGAACTGGTTAAAAAAATGGGGCTTTGCGGCCCTAAATGAAAACTTTACATTCCTAGGATTTTTTGTAGCCTGGGTAGTACTTGAGGGCAGCGCAAAAACAGTAGTAGGCTATGTAACTATAGCCTCAGTAGCCCTATGGTTTTTAACCATTGGAATAAGAGAAAAGTCAGAAAAAGACGAATAAATGATATAATTGGGATATGAAAAAATTAATTCCCATTGCTTTATTTGGCTTAATAATGCTATCATTATCTGGATGCGGGTATGACGGTCATTATCGTTATCCATGTCAAGATCCAGTAAATTGGGAAAGTTCAGAATGCAAACCACCCATCTGCACAGCTAACGGAGCTTGTCCAGAAGACTTAGTAGATATGAAGGAACAAATAAATGGCTAAAGAAAGATTATCACCACAAGATTTAGACGCAAGACTTAAATTTATTTTAGGTATAACTCTAGGATCAATTCTATTTATTACAGCAACAGGAATCATGTATGCGTTAATATTTGTCACACAGCCAGTTACTGGTCAATCAGAAAACGACAAGATGTTTTTCAATGTTCTAGGTAGCGTTGCAACATTTATTACAGGAACTCTTGCTGGTTTACTAATTGGATCATCTGGAGCAAAAGATGTGATGGCAGCACAAATTGCTAATAAAGAAGTTGACGCAAAAAATACACAAGCAGACAAAAAATTAGAATCAGAAATTGATGAAGCAAAAGCACGTAGATTAAACAAGCCTGATGGTGCTATGCCAGAGGAACAACCAGTAGACACAGATTGGGACAAATAATGTCTAAAGATTCCACAAAAAAAACTTTATTAAAAACATTAAGTTGGGAAACTTTTCACCTTGTAGGTGTTGCTGGAGTTATTTATTTATTTACTCGTGAGTGGGAATACGCAAGCCTTGGAGCACTGATATATATAGGTTGGGAAGCCCTTGGATATTTTATTCACGAAAGAGTATGGGCAAAATTTGGGAGTAAGGTAAAATAATGTCAGATAAAGGAACAGCAGAGAAGCTTGTTGAAGTAGCACTTGCTGAAGTTGGATACATTGAAGGACCAAAAGATAATGAAACTAAGTATGGTAAATATACAAAAGCAGACTTTCAGCCATGGTGTGGATCATTTGTTAACTGGTGTGGAAATGAAGCAGGAGTAAAAATCCCCAATACAGTTTATACCCCAGGTGGCGCAGCCGCATTTAAAAAAGCTGGGCAATGGATTGATACAGATATCGCAGACCCAGAAGCAGGAGATATTGCATATTTTGATTTCCCATCAGATGGCGTAGACAGAATTTCTCACGTTGGTATTGTTGTAAAAGACAATGAAGACGGAACCGTTTGGTGCGTAGAAGGAAATACATCTGGAGATGCTAAGGGCAGCCAGCGAAATGGTGGGGAATGCTGTAAAAAACTTCGTGCCTATAAGAAAAATAAAAAAGGAATTCTTGTATCTATTGTAGGATTTGGTCGACCTAAATTTGAAGGAACATCAAGCAATAAAACAAAAGAAAAATCTTCTAAATCCGTTGTCAAAAAATGCCCAACTTGTGGCAAATAATATATGACAAAAAGTAAAAAAAGGATTGACAAACACTCATTAACTACTGTACAATTAGACTAGTAATTAAATAAACGGAGTGTAATTGAAGTCATATTTAGAGCAATCGCAAAACTTAAAGCAGAAACACTCTGTTTGGATATCTAATAAAATTGAGCCTATGGTAGAAAACCATCCAACATGGATGATACCAGGTCACGAAGACAGTAAAGCAGAATATAGAAAAAATAACTATAGCTTAAGGTGTGACGATTTTGTTTTAGGTCAGCCAGAAGAAATCATTTTTGCGGGTTGCGAAAGAACTATTCCTATGGATATAAAAGAAGAAGATGGTTGGGCATACAAAATATTCAAAGATTTTGGAGCAGAAACTTTTGCTAACCTATCTTATCCTGGAGCTTCTGTACATAAAATAGTTCCAAATTTGTATAAGTATTTTAAAAGTATTGGTAACCCAAAAAACATCTGTTTGCTAGCCCCAGAAATGATAAGAGATTTAGGGTTTTGGGAAGAACACCAGATATATAAGCCAAAAATATTTTACCAGTACAGGCCAGAAGTAAATGAAGGAAAAGAGCATAACATAGCAAGCGTTCCTAACAACTTGCCAATGCAACTTTTAGCTATTCGATATCTTCATACGATGAGAGCATTTGAACAATATTGTGATCAAGTTGGAATAAATTTAGTTTGGACTTCTTGGTGTGGAGAAACTAATAAATTTTTAAACGAACATGATTTTAAATTCTTTGTAAATTCTAAAGATGAGCTGTATAACCAGCAAAATATATATGATTTTTTCTCAAATAATTTAATAAAAAAGGAGAACAAATGAGCTTAGATGCCAAAACATGGGAACCGTATAAAACAAATTACAAAAAGATAGGACAAGACCCATCAAATATTATTATAATAGAAGACTTTTTAGAAAAACCAGATCGTGAACTTATCCTTCAGTACCTAAATCAGTACAAAGATGACGCAAACTTTTCTGGTGGTAAAGATATAAGATTTTCTCGTGTAAAGCAAGAAAACAGAACAATTTATGCTTTACAGAATAAGTATCAGGACAAGATCTATGCAGAGATTAAAAAACATTACATGGATAAGTACGACATAGAGGTTTCACCAGAGCCATGGAATTCATTGCACTTTGTTAAATGGAGAGTTGGAATGGCTTCAGCTTTACACACAGATTGCTTGCACCCAAACGGGGAGCCAGTAGAAAAATCTTCTTACTATAAATTAAATATTGCAGGACTAATGTACCCTGGTGAAGACTATGAGGGCGGAAGAATTGTATTTCCTGCTTACGGAGTGGACATAAAGCCAAAGCCTGGGACACTAATACTTTTCCCAACCGTGTACCAGCATGAAGTTACCAAGGTTACATCAGGAGTTAGATACACAATGCCTATATGGTATACATTTTCTTTTGCAAATAAAGACAATGAAAATATTTTAAAAGATTTAGGACAAACAGTTTTAAATAAATATGACTTTAATGACTCAAAGGGATTATGGATAAATCCTGGAGATCCAGATAAACACTTGGATACCTACTGATGAAAAATAATAGAATTATAAATGATTTTTTTTCTGAATCTCAAATAAATAAAATTTATGATTATGTTAACTCATGCCCTATTGAAAAAATTGTTAATAATAAAAGAGTAGGTCAGCAGCTGTATTATATTCCCGCTTTTGATATGAGAGAATCTGGGGATTCCGATTTATGGGACACTGTAGAAAAAAAAGCATTTGAAAATTCTGGTAAAAATTTAAAAATATTAGGAATTCAATTTTGTAGATATACCTTAGACACGGGAGTTAACCCATCTTTAAGTCCACACTATGACGTAGCGTTTGATAAAGAGGTCTTAACGTTAGACGTGCAGCTTAAAAAATTTATTGTCGGGGACTGGCCAATTGTTGTTGAAAAAGAAAAATATATACTTCAAGATAATCAAGCGCTAATTTTTTCTGGAACTCATGAAGTTCATTGGAGAGAAAAAAGAACTTTTGCTAAAGGAGAATATTTAGACATGATATTCGCACACCTATGCGATCCAGATTCAGATGACATTAAGGATTCTCATAAAACTAACATGAAAATTAAGTCTAACTATTACTTAAAAATGTGGGAAATAGAAAGAGCATAATGTTATTTTTAAACGAAAAAGGAATTGATGTTTTTTTTAAAAAATTTAATTCTAGATCTAATAAAGGTTTTTGGAACAACTATACCGTAAATATTTGGAAAAAAAATATTAACGGGTGGGGCAGTAAAAAAGGAATGTACCTTAATGACTCTTGGGGTATTGTTGATAAAGTTCCTGTATCTAAAAATGGAATGTGGGTGATCAAGAAAGATTATGTCAAATATTTTAAATAGTCTTGGAATAGATAAAGAAGATTTAAACTGGTGGCACTTAGGTGCTTGTAGGGGTATGGAAACTAATTTATTTTATGAAAAATATGAGATTGATTACAATATTGCAAAAAATATTGATGAGGCATGTCTGTCGTGCCCAGTAATAAAAATGTGCTACGATTACGCAATAAAAAATAATGAGCATGGAGTTTGGGGTGGAGTTTATTTAAATTCTGGGTCTGTAGATAAGACAAAAAATACCCACAAGACTAAAGAAATTTGGAAAAAGCTTAAGGCAAAACATGTCTGATAAAAATTTCTTTAAATATGGAATAAATCAGTGGACGGGTGAGCCAAACAAGCCAGTCTTTTATACAGAAGAAATGAAAAAAGCGGTTCATAGCATTAAAAGGCCATCAATGCTGCTAATGGACATAGTTAAATATCCAGATTTCTTGGCGCTAAGGCTATACGAAGATAATTTTTTACAATTTGACGGGATCAAAAAAGAAATAGTTATTGATTATGTATCAAAAATAAAGAAGATTATAGAGTCTTACGGAGTAAGATGCGAGCTGGAAGGCAAACAAAGTGCAAACATTATGTAAAAATTTAAGTTTGATTTATATAGAAAATTTCTATATAAATAAAAAAGGAGGGGAATAAAATGGAAAAAATCCTTTGTTATTCATGCAATAAAAGTAAAAACAATTTGGTGGTAAGAAAATCTATTCTTCTTCCTATTAATTTGTTTATTTGTGAGACCTGTATAGCTTCAAAATTTGAACCTAGATGGGTTATAATTTTATCTGGTCGTCAAAACGGACTAGATCATATTAAGGAATACATCTTAAAAAAGAGATATATTGGAAAAGAAATTGCAGCGACAGAAGTTATTGTTTAGGTTAATTTAAGTGATATAATTATGTATAGTGAATTCATTTAACATTAGCCAAATAACATTAGCTCTCCTAGCAGCATTAGTATCAGGAGTTGGAACTGCCCTTATTGCAAGTCTTAGGGACATTAAAAAAGATAAAATTAGACGGCAAGAAAGAGCAGAAGATCACTTAAAATTAGAAATAAAAGACCTTAAAATTGAGTTATACAAAATAGAAAAAGAATTAACTGAATGGAAAGATAAATATTATAAGGCCATAGAAGAGTTAATTTTATTAAAATCTGAATTAGATCAGGCATTATTTGAGCTAGAATCGATATCCCCTCACAAACTGGACACATAATTTTACATTTAGTATACTTTTAGACATGACTGCAATCGTAGCCCTAATCCATGAAAATAAAGTCCTCCTAGGTGGGGACTCCGCAGCATCTGATGAAAAAACAGGATTAATATTTCAAAGAGTAGACCCAAAAGTTTTTAAAGTAGGTCAATTTGGAATTGGGTTTGTAGACAGTTTCAGGATGGGTCAAATTTTACAATATAGTTGGACCCCGCCAATTTACAAACCTAACGTTGGGTTTAAAAATTTAGATAAGTTTATGAGAACTAAGTTTGTAGAATCAATAAAAGAGTTGTTTAAAGAGCATGGCTATGGTAATCAAAATCCAGGTTCTACGGAAGATGGTGATGAAGGAGGAGTATTTATTATTGCTGTTCAAGGTGCTGGTAGAATTTTTGTAATGGATACAGATTTTCATATTGGGGAAGCCGATGTTCCTTACATGGCAGAAGGAGCGGGACAAGAAATATCTTTAGGATCATTTTATTCAACTCCAGCCATTAAGACTCCACGTAAAAGAGTAAGGCTAGCACTAGAAGCCGCTGCAAAATTTAATATGTCGGTAAGACCACCCTTTACAATAATTGAAGTTTAGAGTATAATAAACTGTATGGACATTAACGAATTGAATCCAAAAGATTATAGTAGTGCCATGGATTTACGAGGATACCCTACACATGTTTGCCCTTGTGGTTGCTTTGTTTGGAACCTTAAAGTAGTTTTTGTTGATTACGACATTGCAACTTACTTTTTAGATATGCAATGTTCAGCTTGTGGAAGTCTGGCAACTGCTCCCACCCCTATAGATAAGGATAAGATTTAATGAGAAAAAGCGAAAGAATTCGATTGCTAGAACTTCAATTAATCAAAATTGAGTTTGAGATAGATCTTTTAAACAACATGCTGATAACTTTATTAGAGGCAAACAACCTAGCACAACCAGAACTAGACGCTGGAAAGTGGTACAAGAGGAGATTAGACAAAAACTCTTGACAGGATTTTAGTATTTTAGTACAATATAGAAATGAATAAAAAAATAATAAGAGCGCTAGTCGCTGTAACTCTTTCTGCCTCCACCTTAATTCAGGTGGCACCTACGGCACAAGCAAACACTGTGCCCGCAATAGCAATTCTAGATACCGCTTTAAACAGCTCTCTGCCAATTTTTAAAGACAAGGTTGTGCATGAAGTATGTATCATGGAATGGAATAGTTGTCCAAACGGAAAATCATTTATGGAAGGTCCTGGATCCGCACAGCTTCCAGTAGATATTATGTCTGCAGGTGGATTTGATCATGGAACTCAAATGGCTTCTGTTTCTGTAACTATAAATCCAAACGTTAAGATAGTTTTTATTAGGATTATTGGTAATGTTCCTGGAACATCTCAAAGACAAGATGCTGGTTTCAATACTGTGTCCAAAGCTCTTGAATGGGTTAATTTAAACGCTGAAAAGTTTAACATTAAAAGCGTTGCCATGGCTCAAGCAAATTATTCTTTGGTAGCAAATCCTCAAGTAAATTACTGTCCTTCAGATAATTCAGTAACACCTTCAATAAAAAACCTGCTCTTAAAGCAAGTACCAGTATTTTTTGCAGCAGGAAATAATAGAGACTATAAAAGAATTGCTTGGCCGTCATGTATTGCAGAGTCTGTTTCTGTTTCCATGTCAGATCAATATGGAGAACTAAGTAATTTTTCTAACTACGATGCCAAACTGTTAGATTTTTACGCTTTAGGAGCAATGCCGATTACAAATCCAAACGGATCAATAAAAAATGGATCAGGATCCTCTATTTCAGCAATCGTTGCTGGAACAGTTTGGGCTGGCGCTGTTTTAAATAACCCTAAGTCTAATTACAATGAAATTATGCAATCTATTGTGTGTAATTCTAAGTTTACTAAAGGCGCAAGAGGACAACAAGGTAACGTTATCCCAACAAGCCCAATTCGTGTTGGAACTTGCCAAGGAACTGGCACCAGCGCACCAGTAGTAACACCAGTAACACCAGTAGTCCCAGCGGGACCAACAAAGCAACAACTGTTAGATTCAATAAATAAATCATTTAATGATGAAATTATTAGAATAGAAAAAGAGCATCAGCTTGCTTTAATTAATCTAAATGAGTCTAAGAGTAAACTAATCCTAGACACTAAAGCAAAATATACAAAGATGGTGTCTGACCTTGGATAAGATTACCGTATTAGAGGAAATTATCAAAGAAATTGGTGAGGAGTTGTACCAGAAATGGTACAACGCCCTTGCTATTGAAGATAGAACAGAAGAGGCATCTAAAGCAATGGCACAAAATTCTGGAGAAACCGCATTTTGGGTAATTCAAACATTTATGTCAAAGTTTAACGAAGCAGCGGAAGATCTTAAGGATAAGTAATGCCTTTTGTTCCTGGGCCATCTAACATTAAGGGAGTTCAACACTACCCAATACCCCAAGAACAAATTGAGTCTGCAGTACTAATAGATCAATCCCAGCTTAATAAATCAAAGCTTTTTTCAAATAGAGAAACATATATTAAAACTTTGCCACAAGGTTTGGATTATATGGAAATTGGTGTTGCCTGGGGTTATTATTCAAAAATAATTGCAGAAACTTTAAGCCCTTCTTCTATATACTTACTAGATACATATGATCAAGATCAGCTTTGTTGGTCTGAGAGAAAATTTGGTAGTTGCCAGTGCTTTCCTAAACATATTCAAACTTATGACAAAGACAGTCATGAAAGTTTTATAAAAAAAGAATTTTCAAAATATAAAAATGTTCATGTAATTGCTGGAGATGCCTTAAGAACATCTAAAGAAATAGATAAAAAGTTTGATTATATATATATTGATATAGTTAACGATAGAAAAAAAATTCAAGAACTTTTAGAAATTGTTAAAAATCTTGTTAAGCCAGGTGGTATAATAGGATTAAATGATTATTTAATATATGATGGAATTATTGAAGACGGCAAATATGGAACCTATCAATCAGTAAATGAGTTTTTATTCTTAAACAAAGAATGGTCAGTAGATGGCATTGCTTTGCACCCATTAGGATTTTATGATATATACTTAAGAAAAGAAAATTATCTATGATAAATAAAAAATACTCAAAAATAAATCCTTCTTATTTTTTAGAAAACCTAGATAATAAAGGACTTCAATCTTCACTTTTGAATTCGTTATTTAGAAATGAATTTGATCAAACTTGGTCTTTAAATGATCCGTACAAAAGCATGAATGTAGGAAACAGGGAATTTACGGTTGCACCAACCGAAGCCCGTCTTCCCGATAACTTTAAAGACGACGGCTCAGTAATTTATAAATACAATAGTGATTGGTACAGGTCAGATGATTTTAATAAAAATCAAACTTCTAAATTTCATATAGTATTTAACGGATGCTCGGAAACAGAGGGCATTGGGGGAAACATAGAGGATTCTTGGGGAAAAATTTTACACACAAAATTTTCTAAAAAATATGATGTTGGAAATTTTTATAATTTAGGTAGGGCTGGTTCTGGTTGGCACCAGGTCATTTTAGATTTTTTTGTTTACGAAGAAAAGTACGGGACACCGACACATTATTTTGTTTTGTTGCCAAACATAGGCAGAAATTTTTTTTGGTCAGAAAACAATTTAGGGGGCTGGTATTACCACCAAAAATATGTAGATAGAGAAAAAGTTTCAGTTTTTTCTAATCAAAAAAGTCTAATTTCTATAGAGGATCAAAAAAATGATTTAATGGATTTTATGATTTCTTGGAAAATTTTTGAAAAATACTGTGATTCAAAAAACATTAAGCTTTTAGCTTCAAGCTGGGACCTTGCTGAGCTTGAAAATATATGCTTTATGGGTCAAAACAAATCAGTTTTTAAAATGAATGAGGAAGACGCAGAAAACTTTTTTATAAAAAATAAAGAAACTTTATCTTTGGAAAAAAGAGATAAGCATAAAGGAAGATCTTTTCATGAATGGTGGGCTCTTGAATTTGAAAAAGAAGCAGAAAAAAGGTGGGGTCAGTGGTGAATATTTTTAAAATAATTAAACTGTGGCTAATTAAAAGAAAAATAAAAAAAGCTCTTAACAAAAAAGAAAGGTTTATATACTGATGGGTAATAAATTTAAAAACGTTTCTGACTGGTACGAGTACGGACTTGAAAAAAACTGGGTGACTAAAATATTTTGTGATACCCATGAGGGGCCACCACTTACGGATGCTGAAATGATTGACTGGGATGAAGGTAACGATCCCTGCAGCTTTCATGTTAAATTCATAGATGAATAAAAGCGACATTTGGTTGACTTAAACGTTTATATCTATAGGGTATAATATATATGTCCTATACAGTAAAGGATTCCATGCCGACAACGGGGTGGAAAAAAAGGAGAAATAAAATAAATGAACTCATTTAAAAAAATATCGCTAATCATCGCTGCAGCCCTGACTAGCACAATGCTTGTAGCGCCAGCAGCTAGCGCTAACGCTGGAACTGTCACGCTAACAGTGGCGGGAACTGCAGCAACGGGTGGAACAGTAGTAACAACTCCTGTGTCACTACCAGTACCAGCAGATAACAGCGTAGATGCAGCAGATGCATTAAAGATTGCTGTGACATCAGTAGACACTGGAACAGTAGTAACAGCAGTTGCAGTAAATGCAACTATTGTACCTGCTCTTGCAGCAACTGGTTCAGCAGTAACAGCATCATCTGGAACATCCACACTATCAATTGCAACAGGAACTGGAACAGCGGCAGACTTTTATGTATATACTAAAAGTACAGCAGTAGGTTCGGTATCTATTACTCGTGCAGGAACAACAACAGTTTATTATGTACAAGGTACCGCAGGTGCTTTGAACTCAATTACTTTGTCTGCTCCATCATCAGCAGCAGCAGGTACGTCACAAGTTCTTAAGGTATCTGGATACGATGTATTTGGAAATCTAAAGAGTGGAGCCACAATTAATACTTTGGTTTCAAGCTCTGGAACAGCGCTATCAACAGCACTAACAACTGATTCAGCAACAGCAACACTTGGAACAAAAGAGCAGACAGTAACAATGCCTGCTACTGGTTCAGTAACAGTAGTTGCATATGCAACAGTAGCAACAGCCGTAACAGGCTTAGCAGCACCAATAGGTTCTGTAAGCGCTACAATTGTAGTACGTGATGTTGTATCAGAGCTTGCGGTAGTTAACGCAGCTTTGGCAGCAGAAAGAGCGGCTCGTGCAGCAGACAAGATTGCATCAGATAAGGCGCTTGCAGATGCAAAGGCTTCATCAGATTCAGCAACAGCAACTTTAAAGGCAGAGAACGAAGCCCTAAAAAAGACTATTGCAGATCTAAAGACAAAGTTCAA